AACAGCGCTGCTGCGAAGGAGAAGAGAGCGGCCAAGCAAGCTGCTACCCAAACTGATGAGGTCCCCTTCTAAGGGAGCCCCTATCTACTACATGACCGCTCGTGTCGCCTTCAAGAAAAAGAAGGTTGTACACGAGCGTGTTGTGTGGGTAGTATCTGTGTTCGAAAGTCCGCATGCTATTGCTTCCTATGATGCCAAAACAATGACCCGACTCAAAAGAGAGTTGTTCGGAAAGAACCTTAAGTCAGAGAAGCACATTATCATCCGTGACATCGTATCAAAAAAATTCATATCCAATTCAATCCTAACTATTGATGAACACAAGAAGCAGTATCAGGAGCAAATGCAAAGAACTTGAGGAGCTACTCCTCTCGAAGAATGAAAAGTATGGAAACTCAGCGCTCGACCCGCTGAACGTTTTCTCAGAGTCTGGGGCTGTCGCAGGCATTAAGATGCGTATCGACGACAAGCTCAAGCGAATCAAGAACGCAGGCCTTGTAGATGCAACGGAGGACACGCTACAAGATCTTGCAGGTTACCTAATCCTCCTTATGATCGCCAAGGAAAATGAAAGTCACGATATTCAAAAACGTATACGACAAAACGAATCCCCATCACATTCATCTGTCAACAGCACTCCAACGTATCCAGACAGGGAAGTCGTCTACACTGGTATCTGAAGTCCGAGATGGCGATAAAGAGAAAAAGAAGGAGCTCCCCGTTGTTTGTTTCAGCGGGGAGTTTTCGTCAAGAGCCGATGACGCGCTCTTCGAGCATTCGGGATTTCTTATTCTGGACTTCGACCACGTTGACGTTGACACAACCAAGACAGCCCTTGGCACAGATGATTTCATTCATTCATGTTGGACTTCGCCTAGTGGAAACGGCATCAAGGCGTTGGTCCACATTACGAACCCTGAGCGACACAGAGATCACTTTAGAGCGCTTGTCAAGTATTTCGAAAGAACCCATGGGCTAGAGCTTGACGAGTCAGGCATCAACGAGTCCCGTGCATGCTTTGAGTCATACGACCCAGACATCATCATAAAGGATGACTACAAGAGGTTCGGACACTTCACAACGGAACACGCAGAGGCGCAGGTACCTGTAAACGAGGCCTACGACCACACCGACTACATGAAGCTCAACTTGGCGTGTCGCATGATTCGCAACGCTGAGGATGGAGAGAAGCACAAGATGCTTGTAAGGGCTTCAAGGCTGTGTGGTGGATTCATAGCAGCGGGTCGCATGGAAGAAGAGGAGGTGGTGCGTGTGCTGCACAGGGAGATATGTAAGAGGGAAGTAGAGTCAGAGAGCCACGCTCTTAACACCATCCTTGACGGCATCAACATGGGTAAAGACATGCCCATCAAAGACCTTGTGGATGAAGAGAAGCAGGTAAAGCGTGAGATGCTCCTCAACGATGGGGACATGTCCTTCATCTCCTCGGACGACTCTGACTTCAGATGGATCGACGACTACTCTCAGGGCAAGATTCAAATAGGACTTGACACAGGTGATGCAAAGCTTGATGAATACCTTAGGTACAAGAAGGAGTTTGTCATTGTCAATGGGCACTCTAACGTGGGTAAGACCACCACAGTGTTGTACTTGATTGCAAACTCTGCAGTTAGGCACGACTGGAAGTGGGTTCTTTACTCCTCCGAGAACAGGACCGCATCAATAAAGATGCAGCTGATGCAGTTTGCGATGGACAAGAAGGTATCCGACATGACTTTCTTTGAGCGCAAAGAAGCTTACAAGTGGGTGCAGGATCACTTTACTGTAATTAGCAACGAGCAGGTATACAGCTACAGCGACATCATTCTTTTCATGGAGAAGATTATGCGCCAACAACCTGTGGATGCCATCTTTGTAGACCCGTACAACAGCCTAAAGCTGGACATGAAGGGGTCTAACATCGGTGTACACGACTACCACTACGAGGCGGCCAGTGAGTTCCTCACGTTCAGCAAGGCTAATGATGTGGCTGTGTGGCTCAACATGCATGCTGTTACTGAGGCTCAGCGCCGCAAGGGTCCTGATGGATTGCCTGTGGCTCCCTACGCTGAGGATACAGAGGGTGGCGGAAAGTTCGTAAACAGAGCGGATTGCTTCATTACTCTTCACCGAAAGGTTCAATCAATGGACCCTAGCATACGCAAGATGAGCGAATTACATGTTAGAAAGGTGCGGGAGGTGGAAACAGGAGGCTCTCCTACCCCTTTGGAGGATCCATACTGCGTAGTTATGAACCTTTCCCACACTGGATTCACAACAAGAATCGGTCAAAGGGCTCTCTTTCAGCCAATTAACTTTATTGAGAGGGCTGCTATGCCCTTGAACATAGACTTCTTGAGTTGACTTTCAAAATTTTCATTGGTAACTTCGCCTTATGAAGAAGAAGACAAAGACTCCTAAACGGCGTTCAGCCAAAAAAAAACAACTTGGAAGATATGCCAGTGGATTAGAAAAGTACTGTGCTGACCAGTTAAAAGAATACGGGCTAGATTTTGACTATGAGGAACACACCTTTGAGTTGATGGAGAAGTTTAGATTCCCCAACAAGTACTTCAAGATGACTGCAAAGGGTAAGGAGATGAAAGATAGATCTGGATCTGTTGTCCTCCCCATTACCTACAAGCCTGACTTCGTCGGCAAAGGCTACGACTGGATCATAGAAACAAAAGGTTATTTACCATCCCACCATGATTTTCCTATGAGATGGAAACTTTTCATGAGACATCTAGTGGGAACTGATTCAAAAACAATTATCTTTCTTGCAAAGAATAAATCTCAAGTGGATCATTGCATACAAGAGATCCTTGAATCAATAAAAAATGGAACCATCTAGAATCAGTTCTTACTATCTCATGGCCTGTGATCGGGTTCACCAAGTAGTAGATGAGCTATACGAATCCCTTCACAACGAAAAGGGAGAACCGATTAAAGAGTTGGAGTCGGTCGTAGACTTTGTTGCCTCAAGCCGCAAACAAATTTATGAGGAGTTGGATTTAATTAAATCAATAGTATCAGAGTATGAAAGTTCACAAAGTGGAGATCACAAAAGAGATGATTCTTCGGGCTGAGAAAAAGTCCAAGATGCACGGTGACATAAACAATAGCATCAGAAAGGGAGAGGGGAATGTTGTTGGTTATCTGGGTGAAGAGATGGCACTGTCATTCTTGAGTGATGTTGTCGAAAAAAATACTTTTGATTACGATATGGTTAGGTTTCAAAACACTCCTCATGTCTACACGATTGACGTTAAGACAAAGGAAAGGGGTGCCAGTAAAAAAACTGGTAGGGCATATGAGCCTAGAGACAACTACTCTGTGCATGTGGCAACTGCATCACTCCACCAAAATGTTGATTCATATGTGTTCGCTCAGGTAAATAAAGTAAAGACAGGATACGAAGGGTGGATTCTGGGATGGATGGATAAGAAAGAGTTTTTAGCAAAATCAGAAGTAGTAAAAGAGGGTCAGTTAGATGAAGATGGATGGCCAGAATCTACTAACGCCCACAAGATGAGGATCAAGGACATCATACATTATTGATTATCTTTGTTCCCCCATGAAAACAAATCGACACAATCAAATCAAGATGAATATAGATAGACTTCTTGAGCAGAACGCTAAGTATCAAGCCGCCCATAACTGCGTGACAAACACACCAGAGAGGCAGAAAGAGATAGATGATTACTGCAACAAGAACTTTATTGATCCCATCAGGAACATTGACTGTCGGACTCACGCTTTGATCGCCAAACAAAGCGACACATAATAAGTAATTTGTCTGTTGTTCGTATCTTTGAATGCTAATCTAATTCGAGATACATGTTCAACTTTAAGTTCATTTACTTCATCCTCATTACGCTGTGGTTTGTACAGCTGGATGAGATGTTTGGTCAAGAGGAGTGCATTCAGATGCACACCAAGACACAGATCATGGGGATCAAGAAGAGGGCCGATGTAAACCTTGAAGATGTACAGGTTCAAACGCTTCCCATTGTGTTCCATGTTGTTCATACTGGAGCAGGCGAGCCAAACAACATCTCTGATGAACAGATACTATCTCAGGTAGACGTTCTCAACGAGGAGTTTGCTGACAGTAAGATTCAGTTCTGCATGGCTGTACGTGATCCTGACGGCAACCCCACGAACGGCATCACTCGATACGATGCCAGCTGGAACGAGGATTACGTGACTGGAGGCATAGGCAACACCCCTTCAAATCTTGATCCAGTAGGGTGGGAACAGACAGAGCTAAAGACAGCTGCAGGTTGCTGGAACCCTGACCAGTACATCAACTACTATGTAGTTTCAGAGATAAACGGCAACGATGGTAACAATGGTGTGCAGGGGTACGCATACTTAGGCCCTACTGGTGACTGCAGGGATGGCGTAGTCGTCTTGTATAACGCTACAGGAACTGTAGGGGTGCAGAAGCCGGGAAGAACGTTGGGGTTTACAGGAGTCCACGAAGTGGGCCACCACCTTTCTTTGTGGCATACCTTCTCCAACACATCCTCGTGTACTTCAGAAAGTAACTGTGAGACCCAAGGGGATCAGGTGTGTGACACCCCCACCACCCTGTCCAACTCCACAGCTCAGTGTGAAGGTGGCGTTTGTCCAGACGCCCTTGTAAACAACTTTATGGACTACACCTCTGAGACGTGCAAGGATGCTTTCACTGTGGGTCAGGCTGAGCGTATGCACGAGATGCTACAAGGCAGCAGACAGGGTCTTTTGGGCAACCTAGCGTGTGTGCCTGCCGTGAACTACGACGTAACCACTAGCGCTGCTTACTACCAACAAGAGTGGTGCGCTCCATATCAGGACATTTGGATTGATGTTGTTAATCAAGGGACT